CAGTCACGTCTGCCGCATACCGCAAAGCACTTAGTGCCTCAGTGGTTGTGCCAATCTTCGATGCCGTCTTAGCTAATGAATCAGTTGCACTTAAAGAAGATTTAACAAGAAGCCCAAATCCTGCCGCACCTGCGGTAACAGCTAAAGCAGACCTCATAGAAAAGACTGCCCCAGTAACTGTCTTTACACTAGAAGTAACAGAGCCGAATGCTTTTTTGGTTTGATCAAATGCTTTTATATAAAAATTAAAATCTGTCGCCATCGTTCTCGCTCATTATTTGAAAGTAGGCCAACCACTCATTGAAGTGATTGACAGGCATTTGCTCTGCTTCTTCTATCGTAATGTGAAGGCGATCAGCCAAAGATAATAGATTCATCCTTGATTGATCGCTTCTTAGTTTTTTTCAGCCACCTCCGCAGATTCAATTTCAGCAAACATCTGATTAGCTATATCTGATATGACGCTTGTTTCTTCGCCCATCAAATCTAACCTATCTTCCGCAGACCCGAACAGTTTACTACCGCCCTCATCTTCTGCTTTCATGCAAATCAAATCTACCATTGCACCGATAGTTGTGTTGTTAAGAAAGTCGGGGTGCTTCTTCTGTAATTGATCTAAGTCATAGCACGTAATCGTTCTACAATATAACTTAAACGCTCCAGATTCGTCACCCCATGCAGGAACTACAACTTCTCGCGCCTGTATCTTTCTTCTGCTTCGTAACTCTTTTGCTAATCCCATGGTTTATCCCCTTATACTTGTGCTTCGGTTACATCTCCACTGCACTGAATGGTGAAACTTGCTTCAACCATTCCATCAAATGCTCCACTAATAGAACGAGAAGTTACAATGCCACCGCCTGAAAAGAAAGTCTCGCCTGAACCAGTGCCAGTAGGATAGATTTCAAAATCAACATCAGTTCGTTCATCAAGAATTAACTGCTGTGCGTCTGCCTCATCCCAATAAACATCAAGTGAAACTGTGTTGGTTTTTAAGCCTTGCTTGTAAGTTCTAGAAGAATCGCCCATTACTGAATCTTCAATAGTGTCTGCTGAACCGTCAAACGTGAAAGAACGTACTTCGCCTACCACGGCAACAGTCGTGCCTGAGACTTGTACTTTTACTACTCCAGATGCGCCTGTTTTAGTCGCCATGATATGTACCTTTTTAAGTTAAGTTAAGTTGTGCCGCGAGTATACTGATATACAACGCGAACCGTAATAATGACCCCACCAATGGGGTCAATAGAACCTTCGTCAATCTCAACGTTGATAACTTGCGTATCAATGGCTTTATTGCCTCTGGTACGATCAACATCAAGTCCCTCTTCAATCGCTTCAATTATATTGTTTCTTGCACTGTCAATGGTAGAACCTTTAACAAAGCATACTAATTCGTAATTTATTGTTCCCATCCTTTGGGTTATTGAGCCGCCTATTGAGGCATCTTCTCTGCTCTCATCTGCACTGCGAACAAGAATAGCAGGGTACTGAGCGTTAGATAGCTTCTGAAAGTCAAATGGCTCTCTAGTGGCATATTTTACCGCTACTGGGGCTGTAATGCCTTGTAATGTAGTAACGATGTTTCCTGCTATCTCTTCTCGTACACTCATTTCAAATACCTAAAAAATGTCTTGCCTAATTGCTTTTCTTCTTTTCGGCTAAACCCAAAAAACGGTCTGCTTTTATTATTCATTGCCGCCTTCTTTGATTCTGCGGCTCTGCTAAAATAAATCTCTGCTTGCTTACTGTTTGCCCTAACGGTCATGCTTCCCATCATCTGCCCAGTAAATTGCAAGTCAGGCGTTGTGCTTCTTCCCTTGCTTGTTCTAAATGCCGCATAAACTGAATTATAGGGCTTGAACTTACCGCCTTTAAACCCAACACCTTTAGAGGTGCGTTGCTCAATTATATTTACGCCTTTTAATCCAGTGATTAAGAGGGCTTTTTTAATGCTGTTGGATAATTCCTTACCCTTTTTACCAATACGCTTTGATACGGCTTTAGCGTTTGTTTTAACGCTGAATTGCATTACCTATCGAGCCTATTAGCATTCAGTGCATTCTTTTCATCATTGTCGATAGTGCCATCACCATCATCATCATATTCTACACCATCACCAAATATAGCCTCTAACTCTTCACCATATCTTGCGCGGTAGAATTCTATCATGCCCTGAAATCTGTCACCATCAACCCAATTAGTGAGTTGCGGTAGAGCGTAACGCCATAGCACCAAATAAGATGCACAACGTGTAAATTGAGAGTCAGTGAGTTTGCTGTTATCCATCTCACCTGATATGCCTTTTTTAGCCCACCATTTGATGCGTAATTCTCGCTCAATATCTGCTTGCGCTTTAGCGTGATCATCAGAAAAAGACGATATTCCAAGCGTCAATATATCTGGGACTAAATCAGTTAAATTTGTGTCGTTAGAAAATGCCATTACCACTTCACCTTGTCTGCCCAATAAGCCGCTGATGCGGTTTTATCTTTGCGCCCTTTAGCTATCTGTTTTGCAAATCGCGCCTTGAAAGATCGTCTTTTAGCTTTGTCTGCTTCGGTTTCATTTTTTCTGGGCGGTTTATTATCAGCACCCTTTTGACCAAAACGAATCAGCTTGATCTTGTTGCCTTCCTTTGCTAATACAGCGTGGCTCTTACTGTCATGGTTAGGGGTGCGCTTTGGCTTATTATAGCCTTCAAATTTAATACCGCGATAAGTAATTGCCATATATACCTCGTAAGAAAGCCCCCTCCGAAAAGGGGGCGATATAGTCTTACAGAGTTGCGTCACCTAGAACTTCAACACCGTAGGAATCGTCCAACTCGCCTACACCGTAGACAGCAGTTGCATTCAATTCCCAAGCGCGGAGGCTCTCATCACGCTGTGGAGCGATCTGGAAGTCACGCTTCATAGCAATAGCAAGTGCTTCTGGTGCAAATACAGCACCTTTGCAATCACCGTTGCCATCGATAGTAACGTTAGCTGATTCATAAACGTCAATACCTGCGATAGTTCCAACGTAGCCATTACGCATAGCTTCGTTCTGAACGTCACCACCATTCGGATTAGCGAACGTGTTAGTCAGGTTAGCTTTAATAGCGTATGCCTGATATGGGTGAACAACAGCGGCCATAGAGCCAGTTACTTTGTTAGCACGTAGAGTAGCCGCGGCCTTGAACAAATCAGCAACAGAAGTCTCTGAACCTGCTGTACCGAATGATGAACTAAACCCATCAAACAAAGCGATAAGGTCAGTATCAATCTTAGTAGCGATAGCGTTACCAAGAACAGTACCTAACTCATCAGCAGGGTTTCCTGCGCCCATAGTAGCAAGGTCAGTCAAGATTACCTGTGCGCCTACTTCACCAACAGTTACAGAAACAGATGAAGTGCTAACAGTAGTGCTAGACATATCCGTTCCTTCTGTCAAATCAGCCGCGCTGATGGCAGGGTACTTAGGCACTTGTATGGTTTTGCCTGCTTCGTTACCAATGTTGTACTGAGTAACAAGACCAAGCATGAGTGATTGCTCTTCTGCGGTAAAGCGAGCCTGAGCGATGATGTTGACGAATAGATCGTCTAAAGTTGAACTAGTTGTTACAGCCATGATTAAATCCTCAAAAAATTAAAAGTGTGGTTAGGTTGATTGCTTTTTCTTCATAGCGGCAAATGCTTCTTTACCACCATCAGACCAGTTTGCAACCATGTCTGCCACAGATTGAGGCTTCTGCGTTGAGCCACCAGTGTTACCTTGACTGCCGTTACCACCTTGGGAGGCTCGGACAAAATGAGGATTAACTGTCAAAAATTCCGTCACCATTTCATTGACGGATAGTAGATCACCGCCATCATTGTAACGCGGTACTCCATTTGCGTCTAGCACTTCAACTGCTCCATCTTCTGAGAGTCGAGTGTTGCTTTTTAATAGTGATGAAACTTGCTCTGGTGATACAGCGTTATTCTGGCTTGCCGCATTTAACAAAGCACCGTCTACCAGTGTTTGCTGTAGCTTGCTCTTATAACTTTGTATCTCCTTGTCTTTCTTTTCAACGGTAGTCTTTAAGATTGAATCAAATTCTCCGCGCTCTTTCTGTCGTTCGAGTTCTGCGGCTTCACGTTGAGCCATCATATCTTTAGCATCATCTAAATCAATGCCTGATAGCTTTTTGTCAAACTTGCGCTGTTCTCTTGCAACCCGATCAGCAACAATTCGGTCTAATTCATCTTGAGTAAAAGTCTTTGCCTGATTTTGATTGTCTACCACATCATCGTCAGTTTTAGTTTCCATGGTTTCTTCGCTCATGTCGCGCTCCTCATATAGAGTATTTTGGTGAATTAACATTGTAGCATACTAATTATTTCTTGGGTTTCTTCTTCTTTTTGGGTCGTCCTACTTTGCTTCCGTATGTACCTTTACCTTTTGGCATTATAGTCTCCTTAAAATACAGCCCTAAATCTATGGCGGCAGTTATAGCCACCACGCACAATAAATGGATTACCATCTATTTTGCCAGTCCAACTACCAGACCAGATTTCTTCAATTTCTTCTTTAGTATATGTCTTGCCTACGTGCTTTCCGCAAAATTCTCTAGTGACCTCATCGTCTGGACCCTGATACTTAAACTCTTTTGCTCCTGACTCTAAAGCGATTCTAGTGTTTACAGCCGCGTCAAACTGCATTAGGGAGTCGTGTAACTGCTGACTAGCATAACGTCCTAGATCACTTCCTACAGTGGCTCTAATTGTTGCTACGCTTGCGGCAAATGGCGTTCCTGTTAGGGTGCTTTCGTAAACCTCTTTAGCAATGACATCTAGGTACTGCTGTCCTAAATCCTCAAAGCCTTTAAAGGTTAGGCTCTGTAACTGCTGAATAATACTAGCATCTAGGTTAGCAATGTCACCGTACTGCCCTAGCATAGCAATAGCCTTAGCCGCCACATCGTTATACTGTCGCACTAAGCCATCAACAACCGTTAGGTATTCTTGCTCTATAGCCTCACGTAGAACAACCCTAGCCTGTACAGCCCACTCTAGATCAAACAACTCACCATCTCTTAGCGGTGCAGTAGCCATGATGTCAGCTATGCGATTCTCAAGCTTAACTAACGCGCTTGCTAACTTAGCCTGATGTGTTTCAGCAAGCCTAATCAGTTCACGCAACTGATCAATGTCTGCGGCCATTAGAACTGTCCTATGTCACTACCATTGTCATCGTCTTTTGGAGCCATTAACTCATCGCCACCTTCAACTTCATCAAGGCCAATCTTCTCTCTTACCTCGTTTGGAGTCACTACCCCTGCGTCAATGTGATAGCTATAAATCTGCGTCTTATCAGAGAAGTCGCCTAATATGCTTGCGCTTTCCTCAATCTCAGCGTGAGCCTTAGCTAACACCTCATCGTCTAATATTAGGTCACTGATCTTCTTGTCTATCTCCATAGACAGGGTGGCTGATTTAACGCCAGTAGAACGCATCTGCTGTAGGAACATTAATTCTTTATCGTAATCTCTAAGGTCAAACGCATCTGGATAGAATATCTCTACATCAGGGGCAATATCCTGCCAATCACAAAACAACACAAATAACTGCTCTTCTGCTAATTGCAATAGGTCAGCCTTTTCCGATAGCTTTGCATTAAGCATTTGGAATTCGGTTTGCATCGCCACGCCTGATTGCGTCATTGCCTGAGTGCCGCGAACTGCTCCCATATGAGCCATGCGATTAATAGACTGCACTTTATCATCTATCGAATTGCGTACAGCATCTAGGTTCTGACCGCTTGGTTGCATTTGATAAGGTTTAAGCCCTTGATCCATATCATCAGGCATATTAATAATAGCACCTGCTCCTGCACTAGCATCTGTCTGAAAGGACTTCACTAGTGTCGGGTGATTGCTTATTCTTATAAGTTGTTCAATCTCACTTAACTCTTGGTAGATCGCTTTCTGCATATAGGCGGCATCGCTTATATCGCTTATTCCTATTCCACGCACAACTGAACGCTGTGCAGGTAGGAAAACAGCAGGGATGCGACCAAGCACATTATCTTCAACTTCGATTCTTTTCTCTTCGTCACCTGTGCTGTGCCACAACTCAACAGTATCTTCACGCCAGATGCGGTAGTAAACCTCTGTAACGGTGTCTGACACTCTATCTATAGATTCCCTTACCTTTAAATAAGTCAGCTTAAAACGTCCGCTAGGGGTTCTCTCGTATGCCCAATCAAATACGTTCTCAGGTGTAAACATCGTCACATAAGGGCGAATGTCTTGCGCGAGTTCTTCTGCTTTAGTTCCTGCTGTGCTTTTTGGCTTGTCCATCATTAGCCATACGTGACCATAGACGCTTGCCCATATCTGAGCCTCACGCATAAACGCATTGAAACTTCTGCCATCAAGGTCAGCATCTTTTAAGAATGGTTCAAGGGCAACATTATTAGCCAGTGAGTTATAGGCTCTTGTTGGAGGTACGCGCCAAAGGAAACTGCTGTATATGTGGACGATGTTCTTACAGTGATTATCCATTGGGGTCAGGTCTAATCGCCTGCTGTAATCATTTTTATCTTCGCTGATGTAGCGCGTTAGATACGCCCCATCAATGTAATTTTGCCCACCCATGTATGATCGTAAATAAAACTCCCATTGAGCCTTGTTGCTGTCATATTCAGGGTGTGTTGTGTCTATGCTTTTGTTGGTCATCAAGTCCACCTAGTAGGTTGTGGTGTATCGTATTCTGTGCGAACAGGGAACAAGTATTCTACCAAGTAGCCAAGGGCATCATTCATATGATCGAACCCATCTTTATTCGGTATGCTCGTTCCTTCTTTGTATGTCTGCCGTTCCAAACTCTTAATAGTCTGCTTACATTTTGGACTGACAAACAAATTCCGTTCACCACTGCTACTTAGTAAACGGCTATTTACTGCGTTAATTCTGTCTCTAACCAGAGCATGAGATTTCTTGGCTTTCACCGAAAAACCTGCGTTCTGTAAGATCGACAAATCTGTTCGACCACCTGCGCTTGTCTTGCGCTGTCTTGATGCAGGGTCAGGATAAACTATTATATGACGATTCGGATAGCGGTCTTTTATCTCCGCAACCATCTCATCAGTGTTAGACCCATAAATGACAATCTCGTCAACGGCATACAGCATCTCGCCTTTACGAATGCAGATCACGGCTGACATTGGGTCTAAATTGAAGTCCATCCCAACAAGCAAAGTGCCACCATTATCAGGATAATCTGTAACGGATAACTCTCTACTAAACCCATAATATATTAATCCGCTGTAGGTGACAAACTCTGCACAATATTCTTGGTTAAAAGTTCGTTCATCTAAGTCTATTCTAGCCGCTTCAACCTCTGCCTCTGGGACATTGCCACCTTCTAAAGTTGTGTATTGGAAACTAGCCCAACCTTCTGCGCCATCCATTCCACTAGCCCACAAATCATAAAAGTGATTGCGACCTTTAGGCGTACCAATAAATAGGGCTGAACCTTCCCTATCTGATAAAGATGGCCGTATAACCTCATACCATGCTTCTGGCCGCATATCTGCGAATTCGTCAAGGACAACAAAGTCCAATGCTCTACCTCTAAGGTTGTGAGGCTTCTCTGCACCTTTGAGGCTGATGGTTGAACCGTTAATTAGCTTTAAAGTCAAAGACGTTTCATTGGTCTTGGCTATGTACTCTTGAGGGATTGTGTCAATCAGCATAGACCACGCAATTTCTTTAGCCGCTCCGTAGGTAGGGGCTACATACCAACAGTTTCTATTCTTGCCGCCAATGGCCGATTTGAGTAATTCACCTGTTGAAAGGAAGGTCTTGCCAACTCTGCGACCTGCCACACATACGCGAAAGCGAGAGTCAGAACAAAATATCTCACTTTGCGGCTTGGTTAATTGCATTGCTGTCTACGATGATATTGATAGGAGGGATTTCTTTTACTGGGTCAATGTACTCATCTCCCCAAGACTCTCTGTCTCTTTTCTTGAGGTAAAAGATCATTGAAGTGGTATCACCCCCAACAGCTTTATCAAACAGGGCGTTAGCAACTTCTTTTATTCCTTGACTTCTTCCCCTTTTTATAGCCTCAGCAAACTCAGGAAACTCGTTCTGTCTTTCGTAGATGGTCGTATGACTTACACCAAGGCAATCGGCTATCTGTAAGACCGTAAGACCCCTAGAAGCCATGTCTTTAGCTTTCTTGCAGGTTAGTTCGTCTGGTATCCACTTGGGTCTGCCCATCACTGTTCTGTTCCAAATACTTCTTCTGATAAAGGTTGTGGGATTATAGGTTCGGGTGGCGGCTCATTTAACTTGGCATCGACTTCTTCACACCAGTTAATGATCTCAGCCCTGAATTGTTGCCTGTTGTACTCAGCATAGCCAAGAGTCTGAGTGATCTGATCTATTTTATCAAGCAAATCAAACCACTCTCGCTTGTGAACTTCATTGATTTTGGTTACTAATTGCAACTCCATACTATCACCTGTATGTAATTAGTTGCCGCATTATACTACAAATTAATAAAAGTGTTAATTAAATTCATCTTTGGCTATAGCGCACAGGCTGACAACGCAAAAAACGATCATATATAGAATCATAAGTGCCTCTCTGGTTGGTGGAGGCGGCATTCTATAGACAAATAAATATGACGTAAAATGCTTATTAAACATCTACGCCATATCAAATATTAATAGTCCGTTGTGACCACCAGTGGACTAATCTGGCTCAATAGGTCGGGGAACCTTGGTCTATTTGTTCTTTTGGTTTTTCTTGCGCTCAATAAATCTGTCTTGAGCATCACATACCATGAAGTATGCACCCCTCATCAAATATGCAAGAATAATAATTGCTGTGATCGTGCCTAAAAAATCTATCATGCTGTCACCTCATTCTGACAATACTTCCACGCATCAACGCGGATATTATGAATTTTGCGTCCCATCTGAATCAATGTAGCCGCGTGGTTTTCCGTTAAGCCGTTATGCTCTGCTATGCAAGCCACTGTTAGGTAGTTATTCACATAGTCTATATAAAACGCCTGTAATTGATCGCCTAGTCGATCGTGCTTATTCATGTTATTGCCCTCTCTCATAACCTGCAAACGGCTCTGGTTTAGTTTGGTTAACCCTGTCATAAGAATCCTGCACTAAGTCTCTTAGCGTTGATTCCAAGCTAAGGTAGATATCATCTCTAATGACTGCTGATATGCTTTGACTTGCAGAGTTGGTATACAGTTCGTGTATAAAATCCTCTGGGTTAATTAATACTGGCGGTAGTATATCATCCCACCAAGTTTTCATGTTTAACAAAAAATGGTAGCAGATACTGTCTTTATGCGTGTCGCTTAGTTCCATAACATCACCATCCCAGTTTCTATATTCTGGGTGTAAATCATCTACCATTTGATCAAGTACAGCTTCAAATTTAACTAGACTCATTTTAAAATCCCCCGACTATGTACATTTCGTAACCAAAAGCCATAATTACTGCGACTGCTGTGCCAGTAATAAAAGCCATGAATATGTCCATCTGCTGATCTGCTTTCTGGGTTTTCTCAAATTGCTTTTGAGCCAAGTAACGAGCGGCTCTGTTTTGAGCGGCTATTCTTTTATTGGTAATTTTCATTCTATTTCCCCTTTATAGTTAAACGCTGTAATACTTCCGTCACTAAAAATTACTTCAGTTATCTGACCATAAATTTCGTCGCTTCGATTGTAGTATTCAACTCTACAATTCGAGTCAAAGGCTTTTGCTATTTCTTCGTGACACTCCGTTTTAAAGCATCTGCCGCTAGCTTCTGCCCAATTTTCGAATAACTCAGCTTTATTAGTAATTTTCATTACGCCACCTCCCTTTGATAAATTCGATACTCGCGCACTAATTCTGCTGTTGTCCACCATTCCCCCTGCGGATATTCTTTTTTTAATCTTTCCTTGTTGGCTTCCATTTGTCGTCTGCGACCATAAGCCACTACAACAAAATAATTTTGATTTGGATAATTGGTAATTTTCATTGTGTTTCCCCTTAATTGATTGCCCCCGAAGGGGCAGTTAAATTACTTACTGACATTATATTCTGCTAACATTCTTTGCTGAATTTCACGCCAGATTGCGGCTGATCTATTCTTCCATTCAGGCATACTGTTAC